CCGGATGATCCCGACGGCGCATCGCCTAATAGGATTTCTTTTTCGAATTCAACCACATTGAAAGCATCTGTAACTAATTCATATTCTACCTTTTCAGGTGCTTCAGAATAAAATGTTGTTGGCAAAAGGATCAATACGAGCTGGTTGAAAGTGACGTTATCAAACAGTACTTTCCTTACAAATGATTGTCCAGCACCTAGATTGAGCGTATGGGTAAGAAACCAAACCTTCTGATTCGAGGGGGATGAGTAGTCATCAGGGCGTACTGTGTCAGGTGTGCTTTCGGCATCAAAGCTATTTCTTAACTCATAAGCCCTCAGGACATTTGTCGCGCTCTCATCGTCGTAGTAAATCCTTTTTCCTGAAGCGTATTGATTATTAGTAACCAGCGCTTTTAACTCGGTGAAATCATCGTCAGCCACGTCAGCCCCATAGTGATTATGAGAATAGAATTTTATCTCTACATCATACCCATCGTCATCTACAGTAGGGAAGTCCGGTATCCTTAATTGGAATGTTTGCCAGCTCAGATAAGAGGTTACATAAATATCATTTATATGGGCAGTGCCGCCGCCATCCCACCTGCCGAACTTATCAAGATAAAGAACGCTTGAATCTCCTAATTTTGTAGCCTTTATCTGCCAAGCGATACGAACGAAAGGAAAGTTTGTAAACTCAGGTTCAATGTAGTAGTCAAAAGAGAAGTCAAAGACTGAATTTTTAACCCTGATTTTTTTAGAGTAAAGTATATTATCTGCCTGATCTACGTTGGCATTCTCCATGTCAAAGTAAAACGCGCCCTTTGAGGCTCCGTGTTTTACCGACTCGTATCCGTATCTTAACCCCGCCTGAGCCAAGAAAACATTCCAGTCGATGAATCCTAACTGCCCGCCTGTTTCTGTAATGTATTGAAGCTCGAATGATCCTGAGTCAATCAGATTATTATCAGGCATTGGAGTGTGGACAATCCTGAAAGTACCGTAGTTATTCTGAAAGTGGAGTGTTTGCTGCTTTTCTCTCCACGCTACTTTTATATCTAATGAATTGCCTAAGTTATCAGGGTGGACAATATCAATAACAGATTCAAATTCTCCGGAACTTTCAAAGGTTCCGCCTGAATCGAACTGCCGATAGTCAATAGCTCCCACAGAATTCTCCTGTCTTATAATCCAGAAATATCCAAAGGCAGATTTAATGTAAGCCCCGTAAGGTTCAAGGATATGAGATAACACCTGTTCACAGGTCATGGGATTGCCTGAATCTGAATAGAATATCCTGGCGTCAACATAAGCCTGCGAAAGCACATCGTCATCATCGGTGACGGCCATTGTGGTTTCTATCAAATCGATACATGACCGGATGGAAAGGTTTAGACTGGTCTTTCTCAGGATCATGGCAACAATGAACAACTCCGAAACATTCTGCCTTAATTCGTTGCCGTCATCATCCACGAATTCCTTGCCCTTTAGCAATCCTATGTTGTCCGTAGCCGTTACGGTAACGATAAATGGAGTAGCCAAATAGGGCTCTGAATAGAGAGATGGGACTACATAGCCAGTCCACTTCAACACCCAAATTGAATTTTCAAAACGGTAGAATTTAACCTGATACTTTCTGTCGTCATTGGTGAAAAGTTCCTGCCATTGTAAGGACGTCTCAGATTTAAGTTGTATCTCGGCTTCCGAGTAATGTATCGGATGATATTTATTTTCGTCCTTACCCCTATACCTAAGAATAAACGGAGCATCCCCGCCACAGAAGTCAGTTACAGTACTTGAATATCCACGTTCAAGAATGTCTATCCGTGACTTTTGTTCAACCCTGGTGTTGTCTTTAAGATCATATTCCATCCGGTACTTCTCGCCGTAGACAGTGGTAACAGGGATTGTAATATCAATTTCATCAGTACAGCCTATCGGGTCTTTTGCGTAGATAGTATAGGATCCGGGTAAAATGCCGGAAAACGTTGGCGATGTCTGTCCTGTCCCATAGGCAAATCCTTCGTTCAAAGAATATTCAATTGTCCCGTTTGAACTTGTGGCCGATATAGTTACCGCCCCGTCTGCTACTGCAGGACCAGATGCATCAGTTACCAAATAGGCATCAGATATAGTCAGGTCGCATACAGGGGTGATCTGGCACTGTGAACTGTTGGCTTCTGATCCTATTGAAGCATAAGGCCAAAGGTTGTTGGGGTTTATTCGTTCCAATGTAGTTCCGTCACACCTTGACCAAAACGGCTGGGGGGTTGGAGTGCCTGCGAAATTATTATTAGAGAATCCCCCATCAGCAAAGAACAACTGCGGCCCGGAACCAGGCGATCCTACTAGAGTACCTCCACCTATCGCGGGTGAACTTCGTATTTGAGTGGATAGAGTAAGGGCTACGTCATCCAGGATGCAGTGTATGTAATTTCCTACCACATACCCGGACGCGTCAAACGGGGAGTCGTAAGAATCTGTTATCTGCCACACTATTACCGTTACACTAGCCACCTAGACGATTGTTTACGTTTTGCTGCGCTGAAATTACAGCTATCAAATCCTGACCTCGTTGCTTGAAAACGACTTCGCCGAAGTCTATCCTTTGCGCCTGTTGCGCTGTTTGTGAAAGACGTTCAGGGGTTGTAAATCCTCCACCACCACCTCCCGCTGATCCACCTGCTCCACTTAATGCACCCGTAGCCTTCGACAATTGGGCATTAACAGCTTGAGCCGCTGCCGTGAGAGCAACACCAGCCGCAACAAGTAGAACTCCTGCCCCTGGAAACTTGAGTTTTTCGAATGCGATTTTGCCTAGCCCGGTCAGAATAAGTAACTTCCCGAACTGGCCAGCAAAGTCAGCCAGTGCCCTGATTATGTTGTCTCCAAATCTTCCGACACCAGCAATTGCGTTACCTAAGTCCTGGCCCAATCCGGTAAGAGCATTACCTATTCCTTCTGTTAATATTTCAGAAACTGACTCGCCGAATGCCCTGAATCTCTCACTCATTGCATCCAGTTGCTCATCCATCTGATTGCGTGCTTCAGGTGGGATCTCAACGCTAACCGGGATGACGAACGCCTCAGGATTTGCCGCTGATAGTTCGGTTGATATTGCCAGAATCTTATCTGATAATTCTTTGAGGCTCAGGTCAGGCGCTGCGAATTCAATAGGAATTTTTATAGGCTCAGGTGCAATGGAAGGATTTAGGATTGCATTGAGCCTGATTTGTACGCCTTCAAGTTGATCCTCAAGTCTTCGTATTTCTGATAGACTGGTAGCTGCTTTAAGCTGGTCGCCGAAGTCTTTAGCCTGCCTCTCAAGGTTTGCGATAATACCAACAACCTCCTCACCGCCTTCTGCAAGTCCTTTTAGAATAACCGGGTCGGGAAAAGCCGCAGCCAGTTGAGGGCCAACGAAACCGGCCTTCAATCCTAAGTCTCCGAACTTGTCGGTAAGCTGTTGGATTTTGCTTGCGTATAATTCCGCTTCGTCTGCTTTGCCCTCCAGTTCAGCAATAGATCTTAATCTTGTGAGTTCGTTGAATAATCCTGACGCCTCTTCTTTTGAAATCTTTATTTCATCACCCCAAGTTGCCATCAAATCAATAGCCCCAAAAAGAAGTCGGGGAACAGTCTGTGTTAACTTGAACCACTCTGCAACAAAATCCCCAAAGGCACTGTCTGAAATCTTTGTTATCGCATTGACAAGCGAGGTAAGTGATTGAACCGCTGACCGTAAACTTCCGTCCCCTTTGTCCAGACTTAATATAAAGCCATCCCATGCGCTAGTGAGTTTTGTAACATCCCCGGTAAGGGTGTCGCGCATGATGTCAGCGGTTTCTTTCGCAGCCCCTGCCGCATCACCGTAGGCTATTGTAGCCTCCTGAACTTTATCAACGTTCTTTGTAAGGACAAGCAAGGCGGATTGAGCGAAGCGACCTACTTCATCCATAGCGCCTCCGAAAGTCAAACCTTTCTCCCCAAGCTCCTGTAATCTGTCAGCGAGTGGTCGTCCGTCTTTGGCAAGGTCTGTGATGATTCTACGAAGGCCAGTACCTGCGATAGAACCACGAATACCAGCGTCAGCAAGAACCCCTAATAGTGCGGTAGTTTCTTCCAGCGAAACACCAGCCGCTGCCGCAACAGGGGCGACAAACTTCATTGAATTCGTGAAGTTTTCAAGTCCTAACGCCGACTTGTTGAAAGACAACGCCATCACGTCCACCACGCGCTGCGTTTCTTCAGCGGAGAACCCGAAGGCCCGGACAGTAGAGCCTGCAACGTCAGCGGATTTTGCAAGGTCTTCGCCGGTTGCTGTAGCTAAGTCAAGCGTCGCCTCTGTAGCGGCAATGATTTCCTCGGTAGAAAACCCAAGCCTTCCGAATTCTGTCTGAAGTTTCGCTACCTCTATGGCTGTGAATTGCGTAGATGCCCCTAACCTGAGAGCGTCATCACGGAGTTTTCTAAGTTGATCACCTGTGGCTCCGGCAATAGCAGAAACAGTTGCTATCTGCTGCTCAAAGGCTGCAATCTTTTGAATAGACTGCTGTACAATATTTGCTATTTGAAAGGCACCAAAAGCAACTCCTAACGATCCCAGGCTACGTTGTATGGTAGCTATCCGTTTTTCAAAGTTTGATATGGATGCGGTTTGGGCGTTTACTGACGCGCCGAATTTGTTTAACTGTCCGGAAAGAACATTAAGAGCAGTACCAAACTGAGCGGTTTTGGCATCTATCTGTACGGCTAGTCTGGCTAATACGTCATTTGCCATTTGGGAACTTCCATTTTGACCCCAGAAGCTGTTTAGCTTCCTTCATCGTTAGTTTTCTCTCGCTTACCGCCGTATCGCTTCTCAGCTTTATGAAGTCCTCACGCGACCATTGACCGTGTTTCTTAGGCGCTGTACAGTTGGCAATATGGGCCATCATCGTCCCCAACTCCTCCCTTCTCTCCTCGTGCTCGTTCAGGTATCCGTTTATGTACAGGCTCCACTCATACCAGGTAAGGCGCATGAATTTTTCATGGTCCATTCTCAGCCTAGTGACGGCGAACTCGAAATGGTCGTAAATATTCCATTCTGGCCCCTTTACGCCGGGGCCTCCTGGTTTTTTTCGAGTACCTTCAAACCTTCCGTGATCATGTTTATGAATTCGGTTGCCCCTACTTCATCAACCCACGCGCACACATCGTCCTTTGTGAAGTCCTGTTCTTCCTTGTTGAGCTTACAATAAGCTACAGCGGCATTGTATCCCATGTCCACGGTGGTGCCGAACATGCGTTCCTGCATCCTCTCTTTGAAGTTTCCAAGTGTCAGCCCCTGATCTTCGCAGAGCAGAAACATCTTTGTTCCAAAATGGAAGTGACGAACCTTGCCGTCAATCTCGCGTTCGATAATCCCTCTCATGTTTCTGTGCCGTAATTCCAGTCACCAAATCCTGAAAAAGAAGCCGAATAAGTTGAAGGCGCATTCAGGTCACCGCTCCATGTAAGATTGACAAGACGGGCATAGCCGATAAAATAAAGGCCACCGCTTACCTCTGCCTGCGTAACAGGGTCAGAGACTGCCATCTTTATACCGACAAGGGCCTTGCTTTTCTTCAAAGCCAAAAGGTCGGATAAGCCAAAACCAGACTCATCATCGAAGTTGCCGCCGACCTCACCCGTCCATTTATCAGATCCGATCACAGATGTGAAAGCTCCGTTATTATCTTTGCAGGTAGTTTCGATTTCGGTGCCTTCGATTGTTATTGTTCCCGACGTAGCGCACCCGATAGGCTGGCCATCAGCGAACATTAATACAGCATTTCCAATTATCTTACTCATTGTTCTTTTGGTTTGAAAAAGTCAGTTTTCATTTTCTTTTTTGGGGGGTATTCCCCTTTATATTCTACAGCGATATTATCCCTGATCAAATCTTTACTTAGGCTGTTGCTCATAGGTAAAATCTTGCCTATGGGATACTTCCTTCCGCTTTTGTTCGTCCAGCTTTTAAGTAGTCTGATCATCGTCTACAGTAGCAGTAAATCGCGAAGTCCTTACAAATAGCTGTCTGTCGTAATCAAAGTCATCTGATGTATCCTCATAGATTATGTCCTGAAAAACAACAGCGTTAAACGTCCCGCGAGTTCTCCATAACGCGTCACGTACAGCCCTATCCATATCCTCGGTTTCTTCAAAGTTTTTATTATAACTGGACACGATAAATGACCCTGAGAACGTAGTCGTTACACCCTGTTTACAGTGGTAGGGAGTCATATTCTGAAGCCTCACAATCACATAGGGAGCCTCCTCTGCCTGGCCACACGTAGTAGGGAATACTTTATACTTCGTCCCGGCTTTGTTCTGGCCTACCTCACCCTGTAAGGTGGTGTCGTTCTTCAGTATGTAGGTGACCCCGCGTATCATCCGAATTTTTTAATCGTGCGTTTCATAAAGTTGAATACCACCTGACCTGTCGCTACTCTCACGTTTTCCAGTACCTGGTCTTTCGTCCGGTTCCAGGCAGGTTCTAGGAATGGCTTGCGTGGCATCCGTCCTCTATTGGCTCCGCTTTTCGTCCTACGTTGCCTGGTGCCGAGTTCAGAGAAGTGAGCCACATTGCCTCCAAACCTTCCCCTGCGTGGGCCAGCTATAACCAACCCTATGCTTCCGGCCCTCTTAATCCCTGGCTTTATAACCCCTATAGACTTTGCCGTTCTTCCTGAGAGCAGTGGAGCGGCGAAGTATGCAGCCGTCACATAAGGCTTTAGGGCGCGTGTGTTGATCTGCTGGATGAGGGTGTGATTCAGTTGAGTGGGTAACTGCTTGATTATCCTGTCGATCTCTACAAACCCGGTCATCTTGATCATGTCTCCGTGTCTATCAGGTTGCACACCACGTCAATGAATTGCCTCCGCGTACCTTCAGGCTCTGTGATTGAAATGATCTCATACTTTTTGCCCTCACAAACTGCCTGGTCTTCAGTAGTCAGGTCCGACCTGTAACGGCCACGGAATACAGTCTTTTGCACAAATGTTAACCTATCGGCAATCTCAAGCTCACGCCCAGGCAACTCCGTCTTTCTCATTCGCTGCGAGGGATTAGAAGGCACTGGTGCCCAACTGTCGATATAATCGGAGTTGGAAGCCCCTACGCTTTTAACCTTCCGTATGAATGACACTAAACGGTCAAACTCGCCAGTTCTCGTGATCCCTTGTAGCATACATCTTTACCTCTGTTCTTGAACTTTTCCCAACCGTGGATATTTATCTCGCTCTTGAAGTCCATCGCCAGCATCCCCTCATAAGGCACGATAGTCGGAAACACTTTCAGTCGGATCATGTTGTCCATCATCGTGTCATCTAAACCACGGTTTAACTTCCCCCTGTATACTTCGCCCAACTCTTTGAAAGACCTTTCAATAAGTGATCGGTGAATGCATTTCCCAACCCCTAATACGGAGTAGTCGTAAACTATCTCACGCGCATTCCAATCTTCGGTGTTCACATAGGTTACCTTGTTGATACCGAAATAAGGATTCAGACTTTCAAAGAACGGCTCGTAAACATCCAGCAGCTTACTGTCTATCACGGAGTCAGAGTTCATCACCATCACATAGTCCCAGTCGTAAACAAGCGCTCTTTTTAAGCCCCTGTTTATCTTCTCTCCCAGTGGCTCGTTCTCCCACATGAACCAACTGAAACCGAACTCCCGGCCAACGGCGATGTACTCGCATTCGCTTATGACACACAGAACATCTATCTGGTGTTTACTTTTTAGTTTCTTCAGTTCCGAAAAGCAGAACCGGGAAACCTCAATTCTTTTCCAACACGGAATGACAACCCTGATTTTCAAAACTGATATATCCTGTAGTCGTGAATCAGGTCTATCACGTAACTTGGAATCTTGCCCACCACCATCCCACGGCCTATAGCTACCGTTCCCCTGTGTTCGTATAAGTCCGTTACCCAAAGTTTGATAGCGTGTTTTATCTCAGTGGGAACGTCAGCAGCAGCGCCGTAACCAGCAGTAAAAGAAATCTCTATTGCGTCCGGCCTTCCTTCCTGTAATTCCGGGAGCGTGACGTCGAACTTCTTTATCAGCCTTCCCGGATCTTCGCTTGTGACGGTCCAGAACAGGGTTGAAAACGTCGGCGTTATCAGCGTTCCTTCGGTGTTGTAATACTTCACACTCTGCACACTAACTAGAGGCGGAAAAGGTATCTGTAACTCGTAGCGCCAGCAGTCATAGAGAACTTTCCATGTCTGCGTAATCAGTGCCCGTTTCAAATACCGCTCTACCTGGCGTCTGGCTGTAGTAATCAGGGTTCCCAAATAGGTGTCTTCACCGGTGATGATAGCGTGTGTTTGAATTTCAGCTACCGTCACCGGCTCTGTTTGCGGACCCTGGATTGCTACGGTTTTGTGCATTAGGTAGCATCAACCCTCAAGTGCTTGATAGGATTGGTTCCACCGTTCAGGATGTCACCGTCTACCCGGATGAACACTACAAAAGCAACCTGGTCAAGTTCTCCGTAACGCTCGTTAAGCCTTACGATCCTCATATCCCGCACAACGCGGAGGATGTACTTGTCGAAATCGCCGAACAGAATCCACTTGGCTCCGTCTCCCAGTTCTGCCATATCCTGATTTATGGTATAAGGCTTTCCATACAGGGTTGCGGGTTCGTTCTCACGGATTGAAGGGAGCCACAGCGGACGCGCATCGGTGGAGCTGTGTGAAAGTTTCTTGATAGCTTTCAGCGTGGAGTCATGGAACATGAACCGCGCATTTCTCATTGTCCGGTAAGCCGGATCGATGGCGTGTTCCAGGTCCAGAATGTTGTCAGCGGTGATTGTCGCAGTCGTCGTTCCGGCGTAAACAGACCCTGCAACAACCCCTTTAGGCTTAGAGGAACCGTCAGCAGTTGTGAAGGCTTCGTTTGTTCCCCGGAAAATCCTTTCCGTCAAAAGCGAACGTATTTCGGAAGTAATGTCGAATTCAGAGTCTTCCACAAGTTCAGTAGGGATCTGGATCAGGCCGGAAGTGTACTTGTAGGCTTCGAATTGTTGTTGACCGAATACCACGGCAGCAGCGGAAGTAGCAGCGCTCGTTGATTCAGAGAGCAAATACGCCTTGTTGGTGGTATCGTTCACGGTCGGCCAATCCAGCGTGTTACCCTTGCTGGTACGGATTATCCTTGCGGATTCCCACATCCCACCGAAAGACCTTAACGCCTTCTCGAGTTCCGCCTGAAACCCACGGGGGATAGTGTAACCGCCCCCGGTTGTGGTTGTGGTTTGTTCAGCGGCCAGTTCTATACCGATCTTTTTCAATTCCGACTTAATGGTATCGTTATCACTCTTATCGGCAACAGCGGGAGCCATGAACTTATGTAGTTCTCTCGGTACAGTGCCTTTGCTCAGATACTGAGTCAGCGCAAGTTTTTCCACCTTCTCGGTTTCTTCCTTGCTGAATTCCTTCTTGATGGTTGTCTGTACTGGTTCGTCCGTGTCCACGTCAATAGACATCTTTTCCAGCTTCTCAAGTTTGTCAGCCTGAGCCAAAAATTCCTCTGTCTCCTTGTGGGCTTTGTCAAACTTTTCGTCTTCCTCTTTGGAGAGTTTTTCGCCTTTGGCTTCCTTCACGATAGCCATTGCGGCTTCGTGAGCCTTACCGGCTTTATTTCTGAGTTCTTTCGCGGTTATCATTTTCCGTTCAATTGAGTTTGTAATTGTTTTAGTTTATCCTCGTAGTACGATTTGTCTTTTTGCACTTCAACAGGTGGGTTGATCTTGCCCAGTACGTCATCCAGTTTTTTGTTCATGGCTTCTAGGGCTGACTCGATCTCCTTATCCTCCTTCGGCTTTTCAAAAATGTTCTTGATGAAAATCTCAACTGAGAATCCTTTGAGTTCACCGGCCAGGGCTTTGGAAAAAATCTCCTTGTCCTCGATCTTGTAGGCCACGAACCAGGAACCCATAACCGGATCTTTGATGCCCTTCGCTTTTACGTCCGCGAGTCTGTGATCAGAGTCAACAATGAAGGACTCTACCATGTATGCGTCGATGTAACCGTCTTCACGGTGACCTACATTGACACGGTTAATCATCAATTCCTTATGAAACTTGTTGCGGATGCGCTCGATGCCTTCCTTAGTGAAGTGAGCCATTACTTTTTCGCCTCTTAGGATACGTGGAATGTCCTTGTCAGGGATCAGCGCCATGCCCGCAAGGATCTGCTTGTACGGTCCCTGTAATTCCACATAGTGGGCCTCTTTAGAGAAGGCAACGAAGTCAGATTCTATTGCAGGCGCGGCAACTATAGACATAGTTTTGACGCCTGTACCTACATCGTTTTCGTCAACATCAAATTCTACTCTCCTCATTTGCTGGTCGTGTTTGTGGTTTTTCGGCGTTGGCTATGATGGCCTTAACCGGCATCATCGTTCCGTTCATAAAGAATTGATTGATTTCTTCCGTGTTCTCCATCGGCCATCCTTCTGACTCCCTCGCTTCCGCTGGTCTGAGCACCCCGGATTGAACTCCGATGTTGTGAACCTCGTACCTGGTTTTTATATCGCCTTTGATCAGATCGTCGTAGTTGAACTGAGTAATAAACCTCCCGCGCTCACCCTGGAAGAAAAGTTTGCGGTCAAGTTCCTGTTGGAATCGTGTGCCCCACGGAACCGCAACGTCTTTAGCGAAACTTCTATCCTGGCTTTCGATGTTTGAGTAGTTGGCGTCCGTGAGTTCGCCTATCTTGTGCGGCGGCATACGAAACCATCCGCAAACGTCTATGCGGTCATACTTTTTCGACTCGATGAATTGAGCGTCATTTTGAGGGATGGTGAGCTGTTGGTACTTAACCCCTTCTTCGAGGATGATTGTCTTAAACCTGTTCTGCGCGCCTTCGGTGGCTTTCTGGAATGACCCGACAAGGTTATCACGCTCTTTCGGCCCCATCGTTCCGGGAGTCATCAAAACCCCTGAGGCTTTGGCACCATTGGCATAGAAAGCCCCCTCCTGCTGGGT